ACCATGTCTTTTAGGGTTCATTCCCTATTAGTTATTTATGTTTCTTAAGTTTTCGCGAATTAATTGCTATATTAAGTATTTTATAGTCACGTTGTAACCCAACCTCTGAACTGCTATTTAATACTCTTTTAATGTATTGCAAAACTCTGTTTTTAAAAATATTGAGACCTGTCCCAGTCTTTTTTCTATTCTGCATTCAATTACCAAATTGATATGTCGTGCAGTCTTAGCTCTTAGTTTTAGACATCCGTCTAGGTTAAAGAGAAATTATATAGAAATTTCCAGAACTGATCTTTCTTGTAATTGCCAATCTTTTTATACTAGGTTGACCCCTAGTTTTCCTTCTATCACCAAATAGAGAAATAATTCCTACCGTACCATTGTAGGTTGTTCAAATCTTAGAAAAGATTTGGATCGAACTTTACACTCTTTCATGTTAAATCATTGAAATCACTGTCTAGGTGTATTAGAATAACTCCTTGTATTGTCAAGGAATACTATTCTACATCGTAATGATATATTATCGATCTTTTATTTTGATTCAGTAAATTCACGCAAATTTTAGTTAGTCGTGTGTTTAGTTTTATTCATTTCCCATTATTTGACGCGAGTACATGAAGCGATTTGACGCTGTATTCATACTGTTCCCCTGAGAAGGAACGAATCAGTCATATCGTGTACAATGCTCCTGTGTGAGCATGGCGACGAGCCAGTTACACAGTATTAGGTTGCGTGTGCTATGCAAATAGTACCCGTTTAGGTAAGTGACCTCGAATATGTATCCCCCGCGGGAAAAGCATATGAATTTCAAACAACAACTTACAACCATGACCCTGGGTAGTGTCATGGTAAGATACCTTTACCTTCTAACTCAATTAATAACCAAACAAATTTTGTACCACAGAGCGATACTTTCAACTCCAAAGTAGCCGCCAAATCTCAGTACCAACGAAGCGCCGCTTCTGCCAAAATCGAAAAGGCAAAACAAGCGCAGCGCGATAAAAACAAAAAAGAAGCTAAGAATTATTCTAAGAAGAAGACCAAGTCTTCTAACCAATCTTCGAATCGTTCTAAACGCAGCCCTCTTTATGTTCACCAATCGTTGTTGGAACGGATTTATCCAAAGGGCATTCTTGAACAAGCGAAAAACACGCTTGTCAGTATGCAAGTCGAAGAGAACATTTCAGATGTTTTCAACATGCTAGAGAATCTAGGATTACTAGCATTTTTACTCCCCAAATGCAACTCGAAATCTGAAGTTGCAGCCCAACTTGCTCTTGGCCTCAAAACCATGAGAAAAGGTTCTATTATTGAATCAGTCCTTAGTCAGGCTCCCACACTCGCGTGGTTGAAGACTACTTTTGGCTATAACATTTTCGAACCCCAAGCTGGAGAAGCCGACAAACAAGATTGGCTTTCGTTTTTGCCCAATTTACGTGAAAATTGGGCGACCGTGCGTTCTGCACCTTGTTTTGAGAAAATCTCTAATCTTATTTCATTAGCCGCTTCTATTGGCTTATGCAGTGTGACGAGTTTATCTTGGAACGTCAAAGGCGTTGAACTTTTCAGAGCTGGTAGTGTCCGCAAACACGCTACCGCTATTGATTTCATGGGCGCTATGCTCGACACAGTTGTCACTTTCATTGAAGGTGGATACGAATGTTTCAAGCAAGGTTCCCTGGCACCTCTCTTATTCACGACCGATGCTGGTCGAGAATTTGATGACCTCTACTTCACTCTTATTGAATTACATGAGCACGCTATGGTTTTTAACCTGTGTGCGAATCCTATTAATTATAAGGGTGTTTATCGTCCCATCAATGATCTAGAATATGGATCTATGCTCGAAGAAGCTATTGAAATGGCCGAGACTGCCTACCGTTCTGCAAAAGGAACTTGGCAATCTGGTGTCTTAGAAAAGCGTCTTACAACTTTACGAGTAAATCGTGCGGCTTATTCTGCCAAGCGAATTGATGGAACTCTCCGATACGCCCCATTCACTGGATATATTTTTGGTGATACTGGCGTTGGTAAGTCTACCGTCGCTCAATTGGTGATGTCTGATTGTTTAAGTATTGCGGGTGCAGACCCGGATCCCAAGCATACAGCTATTATCAAAGAATCCGACAAATTTGACTCCACCATCAAAGGAGATACTCAAGGAATTTATTTTGACGATATGGGCAATACCAAAGCCGAGTTTCTTGAGAAATCACCAGTAGAACGTATGATCGACATCAACAACAATATGATCACTTATGCGAACAAAGCTGACCTTCATGAAAAAGGAAAAGTTGAAATTCGCCCTTGCGTTTTTATGGTGACTAGTAATGCTCCACTTGCCAATCATGCACGTCTTGGATCCATCAACCCTGGGTCCATTGTACGTCGTGCCGATATTCATCTTCAAGTAAAGCCTAAGCCTGAGTACAGACTTCCTGATGGAAGATTGGACTCCTTCAAAGCTATGGCTGACTTTCCAGAAGAAGATTTCGAAACTGATGTTTGGGAAATCTATGCACATGTCCCCGATATGCGCAATAAGGTTACCCTTACAGCCCCTGCTAGTGGAAAATTGCAGGATGACAAACCTCTCAGTATTCACGAGACGTTGAAATTGACTACTTCTATGTGTAAAAAGCATTTCGACAATCAACGCCGCATTGTTGCCAAATCGGGCAAAATGCATGCATCTCGTCAGTACTGTGCTACTTGCCTACTGGCGCATACTCTGTGTGAGTGTGTAGCCCCTGAGCCTGAGCCTTATCTACCAGAAGAAGCACCTATGGGTGTTGAAGAAAGTTCTATTTCTTCATTGGACTATTCCATTTCTACTACTGATCCGACACCCGATTCTGATTGGGAATGTTACGATCGCTCTGATATTGCTAAGGCTTTTGATATGCAAGCTATGCCACAAATCTCATTCGAATCCATCCGAGAGCAATTTACCAAATTCACTCCAACAATGAATGCTATCTCAGTTCGCCTACCATTACGTGTAGTAGAGAGCCCTATGATCCAGAAACTTTACATGTTTTACCATGCTAGAGAATTTATGGAACTTGAACGGGAATCTCGTAAGAACATGATTACGCTTTTTATGTTTATGTGTCTCACTGGTTTGCCTTTTGGATGTCTCTCCCTATCTTTGATTGTCTTCGCATTTCTTATGTGTGCCTTTATTCATTATAGCGTACTCACGAAGTGGAAGAATGACATGTGCGAACAACTTGCCTCACGGCGTGATGTGACCCATGACTTATTCGCTTCTATTAGAAAGTGCAAGGCAGTTCAATTCTTTTCTATCTGTGTTGTTGCAAAAGTTCTATATTCCTTAGTCATTACGATGAGGACAGTACATGAGCAGCAAACAGTTCTCGCACCAGAGACCGTTGAAGAGATTAAGAAAAGGGATGAGGAAGTAAATCCTTGGGCAAATGCTGTTGCATCCACCCTACATGTGACTCCTAAAAATGCTACTATGACAGAAGCACAAGTGGTTTCGCGTGTTACCAAGAATTTATTTCATGCCAAATTCGTTGAGAATGGCTTTCAGCAATCTTGCGATATCTTAGCTGTAGGAGGTACTTTGTATCTCATGCCACTACATATTTTTGAAAATCGTAAAGATATGAAAGTTCTCGTTACCAAAGGAGATCCTTCCAACCTGAACTCTACTTTCAGGGGCTTTGTTAGTGTCAAATCCATGATTCCAATTCCTGGAAAAGATGCTTGTTTAGTCTCTATTGAGTCGGGCGGAC